GCGACGCTGGGCAACCTGCGCGGCACAAACCGAGACGGGCGCGATCCCTCGGAGCCGTTGGCGACGGTTTCGGCGGGCGGCAGTCATGCGTACCTGATCCTTGGATTCCTGCAGCACTATTTCGGCAGCGGCAAGCAGGACGACGACGTCGCGAATCCCCTCGGCGCCCTGACCGGCAAGGCGCGCTATGGCCTCGTCGAGGTCATGGTGAAGGGCGTTCCGCACTACATCGACGACATCGGCATCCGCATGCTGGAGCCGGAGGAAGGCGCCGCGGCGCATGGGTTCCGGCCCGGCTCGCTGCCCGAGACGATCACCATCGACGGCAGGACGCGGCGGCTGACCAAGACGGAGAAATACCACCTGGTCGGCAACAGCGTGCCGCCGCGCATGATCCGCCTGCTTGCGGAATGCAATGTGCGCCACGCCTTCCAGGAGGCCGCCGAGTGATAGATTCCCTTGCCTCACGCGCAGAGGGCGCTCCGGCCGGGCGGACCATTGGGTCCGACGCCCGGTCGGGCTTGCGGCCTGCAGCCGACAGGATGACCGACAGCCAGCGCCTGGCGAGGATCCGCTCCGACCTCGCGGGGATCGAAAGCCGCGACTGGACCCGGGTCGAGGATGGCGAGGGCGGCTATGTCGAGGCGACCGGCGAATTCGGCGAGCGCGTCGACCTGCTTCGCTTCCGCGCCGTCGCCACCGCCGCCGAAAAGCAGTTCGTCGCCGATGCGCTCGACACGGTGCGGTTCCTGCTCGGGCTGATCGACAGGGCGATCGAGCGCATGCGTGCGCCGCCCTCCTCCCAGGCGCCGGCCGGGCCGGTTGCCGACGAGCGAAAGAACTATGCCGCCGAGGCGGCGATGAAATGCGGCGAGGCCGCGTTCAAGGTGTTCCTCGGCGAGCGCCACGGGCTGGAGCGGCCGATGACCGACGAGCGCACGGCGCAGAAGCTTCGCAGCATCCTCGGCGTCACAAGCCGTCGCGACCTCAACAGCGACGACGCCGCGGCGGCGCGCTGGAAGAAGCTGCGGGAGGAATATGCCGAATGGTGGAGGGCGGAGCGGTGAGCAACGCAATACCGGAAATCGCGCTGTCGATCATGCAGCCGTGGGCGTGGCTGATCGTCAATGGCTTCAAGGATATCGAGAACCGCAATTGGCGCGCGGCAAATCCCGGCTTGCGGTTTCGCGGGCCTGTCGCGATCCACGCGGGGCTGAAAATTGATGCGGAAGCGCATGACGACGTGGTGCGCGGCATCAACCCTGCCACCGGGTATCGCGACATGGAAGGCAACCTCTATCCGGCATGCTTCGGCAACCAGGTAGAGGTCGGCGGCATCGTCGGCGTCGCCGAGATCGTCGACGTCGTCACTGCTACCGAAAGCGACTGGTTCTTCGGCCCCTACGGGCTTGTGACCGCCAATCCGCGGCCGGTCCCGTTCGTACCCGCCAAGGGCGCACTCGGCTTTTTCCGGTGGACGCGCAAAGTAGAGACTGCTCGCGTTTCGGAGCCTTCCCAGGAGACGCTGGAACTGTGAGCGCATTCCTCCTTGGCGCGGGCTTCCGCGCCGACATGGGCACCTGCATCCGCAAGCTGGTGCTGCTGAAGCTGATCGACGCCTGCGAGGATGACGGCAGCCGCATCTTCCCGGCGATCGCCACGGTCGCGCGCGCGGCGCAATGCAGCGACCGCCAGGTGCAGCGCGAGATCCGCGCCTTCCTCGAGATCGGCCTTCTCGCCCTGGTGCGCGAGGGCGGCAAGGGACGCCGCTCGACCAACGAATACCGCCTCGACCTCGACGTGCTCGCCGCGATCAGCCGCCACGGATGGGACGCCTATGCGGCGGCGCGCGGCGGTGTCGAGCCGGCCAGCGAAGGCGACGACGCCCAGGGTGACACGGTGTCACCCTTGGACGAGGGCGCCAAGGGTGACAAATCCGCGCCTCTCAGGGTGACAGCGGAGACGGCTAAGGGTGACTCCTGGAGTCCACCAACCCCTCCAGACCCCTCCCCAGACCCCTCCATCGAGAGAGAGCGCGGGCGCGAGGACCCTGAAGACGGGAAGCCACAGGCGGATCGGCAGAAGATCGAGCGGGCTTTCGAAAAGGCGTTCCGCGAATGGCCCTCGTCCATCTCCGACAGCCGGCCCGCCGCGCTGAAGGCCTGGCTTGCGTTGCAGCCGGAGGAGCGGGAGAAGGCTGCGGGGCATGCGGCGCGCTATCTCGATGCGGCGAAGGGAGTAGGACGGCGCATCCCCTGTTCCTTCGGCGTCTACCTTTCGGAGAAGCGCTGGGAAGGCCTGCCGCCACCAGCCGAAGCGAAGCCGGCGACGGCCGACGCGCCGGCCTTCGGCCCGGTGTGGGCGGCGGTCAGGATGCGAGCGCTGCTGACGCAGGAGCCTGTGGAGCCGCCGACGCCGCCCTCGTCCTTCATCGCCCGGCTGATCGCCCAGGACGACGCGGCCGGGCGCGCCGAGCGGCTTCGCCGGCAGGCGAATTACGGCTGGCCGGTCGTCAACCGGCTGCACGAGGCGGCGGCCAACCGCAAGGGCTTCCTCGTCACCGTCGGATCGCAGGCCGAACGGCTGGGCCCGCTGATGGAGCCGGTGCCGGTGGGCTCCGCCGTATGGGAGGCCTGGCGGGACGAGCACGAGAAGCGCGGGTGGCCGTGGGTGCCCGACCCGGGCTCGATGCGCGTGGTCTATTTCCCCGCCGGCGGGCCGGAAGGGCTGGAAGCGTTCGAGTTGGCGTTGCGTGGCGAGAACAAGCAGGCAGAAGAGGGAAACCACGATGATGGCGCTCGACCGCAAGAAGCTGAATGAGGCGGAGCTCGTCGTTGCCGATCGTCAGACGCGCAGGCTGGATGCGGCCCGGGCGATCTCGCGCAGGCAGCAGGCGCTGCTCGCTGGGGCGAATCTCGTCGAGCCAGAGCAGGACTGGTACGTGCTGCTGGTGGCCGACGGCTTCGATATTCCTGTGGACAATGTGCTGACCAACATGCGCATCGAGCACTGGATGCCGTCGCTGCGGATCGAGCGGAAGCGGCGCGGCAAGCGCAAGTGGCAGAGCTTCGAGCCGCTCGTCACACCCGCTCTGCCCGGCTACATGTTCGCCAAGGTCGTGCCTTGCGCCGAGACTTGGGCGGGCCTTTCGATGGTGGACGGCATCGTCGGGCCGATCGGCGGCGCTGCCTACCCCGCACCGGTGAAGACCAAGGAAATCACCAAGTTGAAGGCGTTCATCGAAGAGGACAAGTCGGCGATCGAGATCCTGACCAACGCTCTGAAGGCGGGCGACGCCGTGTCGGTCGACGACGGTCCGTTCCGCAGCTTCGAGGGAATCGTGAAGCTGCTGTCGGGCAAGCGGCGCGTGCAGGTCGAGGTGGCGATCTTCGGGCGTGCGGTGCCGATCGACCTCGATCTTGCGCAGGTCACGAAACTGGAATAGCGAATCCACCCACAGGACGAGTCGAAAGAGTCGCACGCTCATATGGAGCGGACCGCGCCATCGGCCCCAGGTGAGGCAGGCAGCCTCACCGCAATGGTGATGATTCCCGGAAAGATCGATGAGCAGCAACGCGGCGCCTTGGCGGCGCTGGTACAAGACGGTGCGCTGGGCCGAGCTCAAACAGCGTGTCCATATACGCGACAGCTACGTGTGCCAGAAGACCGGCGTGCTGTGCATGGGCAAGCATCCGGCGCCGAACACTCCCGTGGCGCATCACGACGAGCCGCACCGAGGCGACGAGAAGCGCTTCTGGGACGAGACGAAGATCATCACCGTCTCGAAGGAATGGCACGATGGCGAAGGGCAGCGTGCCGAGCAGGCGAGCCTCGATCAGCGTGGCGTATGGTACTGAGCAGAAGGCGGTCTAACCGCGCTTGATGGCGCGGAAGACGCCCCCGTCATCGAAGACCTGATCCACCATGGTTTCCGCATGAGCCCGAATGACCGCCTCGTCCAGGCCTTTCAGGTCGAAGATCATGTCATCGAGAACCTTGGAAGTTGTCTCGTGAAGGCTGGCCATGGTCTCGGCTCTTTCGGTTGCGTGAGCGAAGAGGATAGACAGAGTTCGAAGCGAAAGCCGTAGTGCGACGACTTCGCCTATCAGCTTCTCGACTGGCTCGTGGATGCTACTCATCTCGCCGTCTCCTTGATCTGAAGCCACCCTCGAAGCCGATGGTGGCACCCGCAGGGGGGGCGGTCAAAAGCCCCTACCCCCATAACTCCCCGGACCCGCGTCCCCCTCATCTGGAGATTTTTTTCCGGTGGAAGCGAATTTTGACCTGTTCGGGCATCCTGTCCGCGAAGGTTTCGGCAAGCGGGGTCGACCGCCTTACGAGCCGACCGAAAAAGATCGCAACAAAGTCAAGCTGTTGCTGGCGCTCGGCTGGACCAGCGAGCGGATCGGCAACGCGCTTGGCGTCTCCGGCAAGACCGTCGCCCGGTATTTTAGTCCGGAGCTGAAGGCGCGAGACGTGATGCGCGATGCGCTTACCGCCCGCCGGTTCGAAATCGCAATGGAGCAGGCGAACGCCGGCAACATCGCGGCGCTGAAGGAACTTGGCGCCATGATCGAGCGAAACGACCGGATGCTGGCGGAAGACGTCATGGGATCGAGGGGGCGCGAAGACGAGCGCGCCCAGCCGACGGCGCCGGTCGGCAAGAAGGCAATCGACGAGCAGCGGGCGATGGCGGCGGACGCCGACCTCATGGCCGAGCTCGAGAGCGAAGCTGCGCAGAATGTCGGCCACTGCTGAGGCGCTGCCTCGATTCGCCTGCGCCGACTGGTGGGAGCGTATCCAGGCAGGGCAGACGCCCATGGCCGACGTGCCGCTCAACCAGCAGAAGGCCGCGAAGGCGCTGGCCTTCTTCAACCGGCTGAGGTTGCCGGACGTACCCGGCAATCCCCCGCTGGCCGAAGCATGCGGCGAGTGGTTCCGCGAAATCCTCTGCGCCTTCCTGGCGAGCGAGGATCCCGTGACCAGGCAGCGGCTCGTCTGGGAGCTGCTCTGCATGGTCCCGAAGAAGAACTCGAAGACGACCTACGTCGCGGCGCTTGGGCTCACGGCGCTGTTCATGGAGGAAGCGCCCAACCGGCAGATGCTGATCGTGGCGCCCAGCCAGAACATCAGCGAGCGGTGCTTCGACCAGGCGCAGGGGATGATCCGGCTGGACAGCCGTCTGGACGCGATCTTCAAGGTTCAGGATCACCTGAAATGCGTCTCGCGTCGAAAGACCGGCACGCAGCTCGACGTGAAAAGCTTCGACACCTCGATCGTCACGGGCGAAATTCCGATCCTGACGATCATCGACGAGCTGCACGAACTCGGGAAGAAGGCAAAGGCCGCCGCCGTCATGCAGCAGATACGCGGCGGCGGCATCACGATGCAGGGCGGCCAGCTGTTGATGATCACCACGCAGTCGGACGAGCAGCCCGCCGGCGTGTGGAAGACCGAACTGGAGAAGGCGCGCAGGATCCGCGACGGCAAAGGGGGAAGCAATCCGATCCTGCTGCCGGTGCTCTATGAGTTCCCCGCCGGCCTGCAGCGCGACCAGACCTACTGGCGCGACCGGCGTAACTGGAAGTACCTGCTGCCGAATATCGGCCGCTCCATCGACCCGCAGCGCCTGGTCGACGACTACGAAAACAACGGCAAGGCCACGGCGGAGGCCGAGCAGATATGGGCAAGCCAGCATCTCAACATCGAGATCGGCGTAGGCCTGGCTGACGACGGCTGGGGTGGCGCCGAATATTGGGACCTGCGGGGCGACGCGCGTCTGACGCTCGACGAACTGATCCGCCGCTCGGAGGTGGCGACCGTCGGCATTGACGGTGGAGGCCTCGACGATCTGCTCGGCCTCGCCGTCATCGGCCGCGAAAAGGGCACCCGGCGCTGGCTGATCTGGAATCACGCCTACGCCAATCCGGTTGTGCTCGAGCGGCGCAAGGAGATCGCGTCGACACTACATGGCTTCGAAGAGGAAGGCTCGCTCACCTTCTGCGAAGTGCCGAAGGACGTCGTGGCTCTCGCTGACATCGTGGTGAGGCTGCGCGACGCCGGATTGCTGCCGGAGAAGGCGGCGATCGGGCTCGATCCGAACAACATCGCCACCATCATCGAAGAGATCGCAGGTCGGGGCATACCGGACGAGATGCTGCACCGGCTGCGCCAGGGCGCCGCTCTCTCCCCTGCCCTATGGGGCCTGGAGCGCAAGCTCAGCGACGACACGCTGACGCACTCGGGCAGCGACATGATGAGCTGGGTGGTCGGCAACGCCAAGGTCGAGGTCAAGGGCAATGGCAACATGATCACCAAGCAGGTGTCGGGCCGCGCCAAGATCGACCCGCTGGTGGCCACGCTCTGCGCGGCGATCCTGATGAGCTGGAACCCCGAGGCGCAGGGCACGTCCGTTTACGAAGAACGTGGCCTCTTGATGGTTGGGTGAGCGGATGGGCATTTTCGACTTCTTCCGCCGCGGCGAGCAGGCGGCACCAGGCCAGCCTGTGCGCGCGATGGCGGGGGATGCCGGGCAGTTCCTGTCCCTCAGCGATCCTCGCCTGATCGACTTCCTGCGCGACGGGCTGCCGACCGCCAGCGGCCTGAACGTCACGGCCAAGATGGCGATGAAGAACACAACCGTAATCCGGTGCGTGTCGCTGATTTCTTACGCAATGGGCGCGCTGCCTCTCCATCTTCGCGACAAGGATACGAAGGGGAAAGCTGTCGAGCATCCCCTCTTTCGAGTGCTGCACCGGCGGCCGAACGCCTGGCAGACGTCTTTCGAATTCCGCGCGCTCATGCAGCAGCGGGCCCTCGGCGCCAACGGTGACGGCAACCGCGGCGATGCGTTCGCAAGGATCGTGCGAAGCGGCGACAAGGTCCTGCAACTCGTGCCGCTTCCGACGGAGCGGGTGACGCCGAAGCAGCGCGACGACTGGTCTCTGGAATACGAATACAGCCGCCCCGCAGGCGGCAAGGTAACGCTGCCTCAGCGGGATATTTTCCACCTTCGCTGCGCGCTTTCCGAAGACGGGATTTCAGGCCTGTCGATGGTGAAGCAGGCGGCAGAAGCTATCGCCCTTGCGCTGCAGACCGAGCGCGCCGCAGCCCGGCTCTTTCGGAACGGCATGCTTGTCGGCGGCGTCATGGCCGTCAAGGACACGTTGTCGATCGAGGCCTATGAGCGCCTGCGGGCGCAGATGGACGAACGCGAAGGCGCCGATCAGGCGCACAAGTGGATCATCGCCGAACAAGGACTGGAGGCGAAGCCGTTCTCACAGACGGGCCGCGACAGCCAGCATATCGAGCAGCGCAAGCACCAGATCGAGGAAATAGCCCGCGCCTTCGGCGTGCCGCGCCCGCTGCTGGGGGTCGACGACACGTCTTGGGGCTCGGGCATCGACGCACTGGGGCAGTTCTTCGTTCGGTACGCGCTCAATCCCTGGTTCGAATCCTGGCAGCAGGCGATCGAACGCTCGTTGCTGACCGAGGCAGAGGCTGACCGCTATGAGGCCAAGTTCAACGAGGGTGCACTGCTGCGCGGCTCGATGAAGGACCAGGCCGACTTCTTCAGCAAGGCGCTCGGTTCGGGCGGCCATCAGCCGTGGATGGATTACGAGGAAGTCCGCGAGACGATGGACCTTCCCGAGAAGGAAATCGGGCCGAACCCGCTATCGAACAGGAGTGCCGGCAATGAGCCTTCGAAGCCTGCCTGAGATCAAGGCGGAACGACTGCCGACGGTCTGCGCCTTTGAGCCGGATCCGGATGCGATCGAGCGCTGGAACCCCGGCGTCATGGCGGCCGAGCAGTCGCCGGACAACACGATTTCTATCCTCGACATCATCGGCGAGGACTTCTGGACCGGCGGCGGGGTCACTTCCAAGCGGGTTGCGGCAGCGCTTCGCGCGATCGGTGATCAGGACGTGTTCGTCGACCTCAATTCCCCCGGCGGCGACTTCTTCGAGGGGGTGGCGATCTACAATGCGCTGCGCGCGCATCCGAAGAAGGTGACGGTCCGCATCCTCGGGCTGGCGGCATCGGCCGCGTCGGTCATCGCCATGGCTGGTGACGAAATCCAGGTCGGCAAGGCCGGTTTCCTGATGGTGCACAATGCCTGGGTGGTCGCGATCGGCAACAGGCACGATCTCGCCGAGGCGGCGAAGACCATGGAGCCTTTCGACGACGCCATGGCTACGGTCTACGCGGATCGCGCCGGCGTGAAAAAGCCAAAGGCCGCCGAATGGATGGACAACGAGACCTGGTTCAACGGCGAGCAGGCCGTTGCGGAAGGCCTCGCCGACGACTTCCTGCCCGCCGATCAGGTCGCGGAAGACAAGACCAAGGCCGAAGCCGGCCGTTCGGTAAACGCGCTCCGCAAGGTGGATGCGCATCTCGCCAGATCCGGAATTCCTCGCTCGGAACGCAGGACGCTTCTGAACGAGGTGAAAGGCGGCATGCAAGACGCTGCCGCGCCCGTCACGCAAGACGCTGACGATCTCAAGGCTGCGATCCAGCAGCTTCGATCAACCCTGAAAGGCTAAAGGAGCCTCACATGAAAATCGTGTCTCTCGTCATCGCCTGCGTGGCGATGCTGGGGGTCGGCGTCTGCGCGGCGGCTGCCGGGACCCCTGATCTTATCCACTCGCTGGCGGCCAATGTTCCTGTCGTCGACCTCGTTTCCGCCATGGGCCTCATGCTGCCTGCGAGCGGCAAGGCCCGCGGCATCGTCGCCGTGCGTGCCGACGCCACCGGCGACGTGAAGGCCCTGATCGCCGACCTGAACAAGGACTGGGAGTCCTTCAAGGCGACGATGGCGGAGAAGGACAAGGAACTCGCCAAGAAGTTCGACGATGTCGTCACGACCGAGAAACTGGAGAAGATCAACTCCAGCGTCGCCACACTTCAGAAGGCGGTCGACGACGCCAACGCCAAGCTTGCGGCAGTGCAGATGGGCGCTGGCGGAAAAAGCGGCGAACTGAGGGACAAGGAGTATACCGAGGCCTTCCGCGCCCACTTCCGCAAGGGCGACGTCCAGGCCGCCCTCAACAAGGGCGCCGACGACGAAGGCGGCTACCTTGCTCCGATCGAATGGGACCGCACCATCGTCGACAAGCTGGTTGAAGTCTCGCCGATGCGCCAGATCGCCCAAGTGCAGACGATCTCCGGCGCCGGGTTCAAGAAGCTGTTCAACCTCCGCGGCACCGGCTCCGGCTGGGTCGGCGAGACGGCGTCGCGCCCCGAGACCGCCACTCCCGAGTTCGGGCCGATGACGTTCACCCCCGGTGAGCTCTACGCGAACCCGGCGGCGACGCAGCAGATGCTCGACGATGCCGAGATCAATCTCGAGCAGTGGCTCGCGGCCGAGGTCGAGACCGAGTTCGCCTACCAAGAAGGCGTGGCCTTCGTCTCGGGCAACGGCACGAACAAGCCGAACGGCTTCCTGACCTATGTGACCGGCGCGGCGAATGCGGCGGCGCATCCCTTCGGCGCTATCCAGCTGAAGACCGCCGCGGCTGCTGCAGCGTTCACCACGGACGAGCTGATCGACCTCGTCTACATGCTGCCGCAGGTGATGCAGCAGAACGCCCGGTTCGTCCTGAACCGGAACGCGCTCGGCACTGCCCGAAAGCTGAAGGATGGCGACGGCAACTATATCTGGCAGCCGTCCTTCCAGTTGGGCCAGCCCTCGCAGCTGCTCAGCTATCCGACGACCGAAATGGCCGCCATGCCGAACATCGCGGCCAGCGCCGTGCCGATTGCCTTCGGCGACTTCCGCCGCGGCTATCTCGTCGTCGACCGCATGGGTGTCCGCGTCCTGCGCGACCCCTACAGCAACAAGCCCTACGTGATGTTCTACACCACGAAGCGCGTCGGAGGCGGCGTCCAGGATCCTCAGGCCATCAAGGCCCTGAAGATGGCGGCTTCCTAAGCCGCTTTCGCCAAGGGGGTCACGAGACGGGGAGCAATGCTTCCCGTCTCATCTTCAACCTCAACCGAACACAGGAGGTCCAGAGATGGCCAAGAGCACGAAGCCGGTGGGCAAGACCCCGGAGCAGGTGGCAGAGGAAAACCGCGACAAGCGGGCCGATGCCGCAGAGGCTGCAACCGCCAAGGCGAAGGAAGGGAATCGCCTTCCCGAAACCATGGCCGTGACCAACCCCGCGCCCGCAACCGAGATGGACGCCGCGTCCGGAGCCTTCATCGAACCTGAGATCAAAAAGGCGATTCCGGTCGATCATCCTGCCGTCGAGAACAACCCGCGCGGGGGCACGTCGGCGATCCAGAATGGCGGCGACTTCAACGACCCGGCTCGCCGTCATCCATCGGATCCTGACTTTGCCGGCCAGGGGCTTGACCTGAGCGTCTACGGCGCGCCCGAGAAGAAGTAAGGCAGGACATGCTCGCGCCCGTCCGTACCGTTGCCCCGGCCGAGAAGGTCGTTTCGCTGGATGCAGTGAAGCTGCATCTGCGCGTGGATCACACCGATGATGACGCTGTCATTTCGGCATTGATCGACGCCGCGATCGACCATCTCGACGGCTGGGGCGGCATTCTCGGGCGGGCGCTAGTCAACCAGACGTGGCGGCAGGACTTCGGCGGCTTCGTTTGCGACCGGCTGCGCCTGCCCCTGGTGCCGGTGACCTCGGCGCCGACAATCACCTATTACGATAGCCAGAACGCGCAGGAGACGCTGGCGGACAGCTATTGGCAGGTTCTGACCGATGCGCTCGGGCCGTATGTCGCCCTGAAGCCGGGGCAGTCCTGGCCGTCATCCTATTCCCGCGCCGATGCCGTGAGCGTGACCTTCGTGGCGGGCTATGGCCCGACCGGCGCCGACGTTCCCCACGCGCTCCAGGTCGCGATCATGACGCACGTCGCGATCAACTACGACCCGGAAAGCCGGGAGACGCTGCAGCCGCTCTTCGACGCGCTGGTGCGCCTCTACGTCCGATGGAAGCTCTGAGGCCGCGCAT